ACTCGCTGATCGTCACGCTGGGGCTTGACCCGTCCGCCTACAAGAAGGGCGCGAAGGATGCCCAGCAGGACACCGCGAAGATCAACGAGGTCGAGCGCGGCCGCGCCAAGGTGTCGGCGGAGTCGTCCAAGGCGGTGGCAGACGGCTACAACCGCGCGCGCAACGAGCTTTTGAGCCTGGCGGCGGCAGCACTCGGCGCCAACGGCATTAAGAGCTTTTTTGCCGGCATGGTGACCGGGCAAGCCACGCTCGGGCGTCTGGCGGTCAACCTCGGCATGTCGGCGCGCGAGCTGGATTCATGGGGCGCTGCGGCCGAGCAGGTGGGCGGGTCTGCTGCCGGCATTCAGGCCAGCTTTCAGCACATCCAAGCCGGGTTCGAGGCGTTCAGGCTCGGCGAGCAGTCGCCGGTCGTGACTGCGTTCCGCGCACTTGGGATCGCCGTTGCGGACGGAAGCGGCAAGGTCCGGCCGATGAAGGATTTGATGCTGGATCTGGCTGGCGTGCTGCAGAGGATGCCGGCACAGGACCAGATCCGCGTGGCCGGCATGCTCGGGCTCGACGACGGCACGCTGAACCTGCTGCGCCAGGGGCGCGAGCAGGTGCGGCTGACGCAGGAATCCATGGAGCGCATCAGCGGCGTATCGGACCAGAGCACGCAGGCGGCGCAGCACGCACAGGCGCAATGGGCGCTGACGAAGCGCGAACTTTACAGCGCCGGGCAATCGATTTTCACGGCCCTGATACCGGCCATGGAGCAGGCAAACGACGGGCTGCACAATCTGTCGGCATGGGTGTCCGACCACCGGCAGGAGATTGGCGACTTCGTGGGCGGGTTGGCGACGGCGTTCACGGCGGTTGGCAAGGCCATCGGCGAGGCGTTTGGTTGGTTCACGAAGCTGGGCGAGAAGCTGGCCAACACGAAGGTCGGCGGCTGGCTTGGCGAAAAGCTGGCGCAGTTCATGGCCTACGGCGGCAGCAAGGACGCGCAAGCCGCGCTGGCGGCGAACGGGAAGGGCCAGGCGCCGCCGTCGGCACCCAGCGCCGCGCCGGCCGGGTCGCCTGGGCAGTTTGCGGACCTTGAGAAGGCCAACGGCCTGCCGCCCGGCACGCTGGACCGAATCTGGCAGATCGAGTCAGGGCGCGGCAAGAACATGGTCAGCTCAGCAGGGGCAACCGGCCATTTCCAGTTCATGCCGAAAACGGCGGCTGGCTATGGCCTGTCCCGTGCCGACACGTTCGATCTTGGCAAGTCTTCGGCTGCCGCAGCCAAGTACCTCGGCAAGCTGCGCCAGATGTTCGGCGGTGACATGCAGCTAGCGGTGTCGGCCTACAACTGGGGCGAAGGCAACGTGCAGCGCAAGGGACTTGCCGCCGCGCCGCACGAGACCATGGATTACTGGCGCAAGTTCGTTTCACTCGGCGGCGGCCCGGGCGGCGGGGGCTCGAACCGCAGCGAAACGAACATCCAGACGATCAACATCCAGACGCGCGCCACTGACGCGCCCGGCATCGCGCGCAGCCTGAGCGACAATCTCGCCCAGACGCAGCGCCTCGCTACGTCGTCGCAGGGGATGCGCTGATGCCGCTGATTCCGTTCCCAAACGTGCCGCAGCTGCCGGGCGTGCCGCCGCTCAACCGTGCCGGCTACCAGCAGGCCAGCAACGCCGCGCTGAAGATCATCGCCGCTGCGGCCGGCTTGAAGGCGCTCGGCCTGGTAGCTCGGCCGCGCACATGGCTGGTGCTCGGGCCAGATGGGCAGGAAATCCTGTTGCCTGACTCGGTGCTGTCGCTCGAATACCGGGGCGACGCCAAAATCAGCACGTACCCGGTTGAGGGCGGAGGGTTCGCCAGCTACAACAAGGTTCGGGCACCGTTCGGACTGCACATCGTCATGACGTGCACCGGCACCGGCCGCCAGTCCCGTGCCGCGATGCTGTCGGGGCTCGACAAGCTCAAGGACGGCACCGACCTCGTGAGCATCGTGACGCCCGATGCGGTCTACCAGTCGCTCAACCTCGTGCAGTACGATTTTCAGCGCACGTCAAAATCAGGGGTGACCATGCTCACCATCTCGGCTGGGTTCGAGGAGGTCGCGCAGACCGCGCAGGCCACCGTGACGACTGCGCAGCCGGCCGGCGCCACGACAGTCAACACCGGCACGGTGCGGGCTGATGCGCCGACGGCGGCGCAATCAACCGCCGCAGCGGGGGTGCAGTGATGCAGGTCATTCCGCTCCAGGCCATCCCATCCCAGACGTTTACCGTTCAACTCGCACAGCAGACGTGCACGATGTGGCTGCGCCAGATCGAAACCGGCACCTATCTGGATCTGACGGTCAATGGCGCCCCGGTGGTGACCGGCAAGCGCGTGCATGACCGGTGCCGCATCGTGCGCCGACCCCACCTGCCGTTTGTCGGCGATCTGGCAATGGTGGACACGCAGGGCGCCGATGAGCCGGACCACACCGGCTTGGGCGATCGGTGGGTGCTGATGTACCTTGAGGCGGCCGACCTATGAGCTACAAGCAACGTGCACTGCGCATCCAGTTCACTGGCGCTGCGGCCGGCACGGTTGACCTGATCGGGCACCGAGCAGAGGCCATCATTGAAAACGCGGGCGGGCAGCTGTCGGCCAGCGTGCTGCAACTGCGCGTTTGGGGGATGCGTCAGCAGCAGATGGATGCATTCGGCACGGGCGGATTGAACGCGCTGGCGACGCGCGGCGACGCGGTGACCGTGTTCGCGGGCGACGTCGGCAGCCGGTTGCGCCAGGTGTTCGAAGGCACGATCTTTGCTGCGGTGGCCGACTACGGCGCAGCGCCTGAAGTGAGCTTCAACGTCTCGGCGCAGTCGGGGTTCGTGCACCGCGTGACCCCCGTCGCCGCCAACAGCACGCCGGGCGGCGGCGATGTGGTCGAGATGATCACGGCCATCGCTTCACCGCTCGGCTACGTCGTGCAGGCCAACGGCGTTACGGCCCGGCTGGCTGACCAGTACCTGAGCGGGGCGGCCATCGATCAGATTTACACCATCGCCGACGCGGCGCGGATTGGGATCAGCATTGAAGGCAAGGTGGTCGCCCTATGGCAGAACGGCGGCGCGCGGGATGACGTCGAGATTGACTTGCGACCCGAAACCGGGATGATCGGTTACCCGACGTTCACCCCGACTGGCATCACCTGCCGGGCCGAGTACAACCCGGACATGCTGATCGGTCGGCGCGTCAAACTCACCAGCATGGTGCCGCGCACGTCGGGGACGTGGTACACCCAGAGCGTGCGCCATGAGCTGTCCACGATGATGCCGGGCGGGCCGTGGTGGTCAACGATCCAGCTTTCCGACGCGAGCTTGTATGCCGCAGCAAACTGACACCCTGAGCAGCCGCACGGCGGCGGACAGCGCCAGTGATCTGGCCGAACAGCGGTTCCTGGTCCTGTCGCTACTGTCGCGTGTCCGCACCTGCTTGCCGGTGCGCGTGATTGCCTGCACTGCATCCGGCGCTGCAGCAGCTGTCGGCCGGGTTGACGTGCAACCGCTGGTGCAGCAGGTAGACGGCGACGGCAAAGCCTGGCCGCACGGAACGATCTACAACCTGCCATATCTGCGCCAGCAGGGCGGATCGAACGCGGTGATCTGCGATCCTGAGCCGGGCGACATCGGGCTGATTGCCGCGTGCGATCGGGACATCTCGGCGGTCAAGGCGTCGGCCGGCGAGGCGCCGCCCGGCAGCCGGCGCCGCCACGATCTGAGCGATTCGGTGTACCTGCACACGATCATCGGCGCCGCGCCGACGCAGTTTGTTCGGTTCCACTCGGGCGGCGTCGATGTGGTGAGTCCGGGCCAGATCCGCGCGCAGGCTCCGGCCATCGTGTTGGATGGCAATGTGAGCATCACCGGCGATCTGAGCGTGTCCGGCGCGGGAACCGTGTCCGGCGATCTGGTCGCGCAAGGCGCAAGCGTTCATAATCACGTCCATGTCGTTGGAGACGGAACAACATCGCCGCCGGTTATATGAAAACCCTCCTGCTTGACCAAACTGCCTGGGATCTGGTGCTTGATGCGTCGGGCAACATCGCTGTTGCGT